CACCATCTGACGATGTTGACCTAAGCCTTAATAATGTACTGCCTGTATCTTCTATATCAAGAGAATAATCAGGCGAAGTAGTTGCAATACCCAATCGTTCAGCACTAGCATCCCAAAATAAACCTTGCGTTGAGCCTGTGTCGTCATAGAAGGAGATGTCTCCTGTACCACCTATTCTTAATCTTTGTCTTTCAGTACCTGCATTTGCTGTTCTGAATGATATTGCTTTATCATTTGTACCTCCAGCATCTCCAGACGTAATTATTAAATCATTACCAGTAACAACTCCTATAGCTCCATATCCTGTTCCTGTAGAATCATTAATTCTTAAACCATTCAAACCATTTATATCTGTATTAGCTGATTGATTTATTGTTCCGCTACCATTAACAGTCAAACCATCACTTGTAACTGTTCCTGTAACATCAATTCCTGTTGAGGTTGTTACTAGTTTTTGTGCGTTGTCGTGATAAATTCTTACTGAACCATTTTCAATACCTCTGAAAAAATTATCGCCATTAGTAGCTTCAAGTAGTAATTCTGAGCCTTGTATTCTTAAATGACCCGAGCCACTTTCTTTAATGTAACTAGCACCATCAGAACCACTATGATAAATCTGTAAATCTGAGCCTGTGCCGAATACCGCCTTGTCATTATCGCCAAAAGCAATATCAGTACCGCCTGTTGTATTACCATTTGCAAGAATTTCTGAAAGTGTATCAACTGTACCAACTTGGCTATCTACATAAGCCTTTACAGACTGTTGAGTCGGTACAAGCGTTGCAGAGTTTGAAGACATATTATCTTCATCTACAAAGCCTGTTATAGTAATTGTACCGTCTGAGAGGCTTCCGTAAGTTATAGTACCATTTACATCTAGTGTAGTGGCAGGTGTTTGTGTGTTGATTCCAACATTATCGCCAACTATTCTCATAACTTCGCTGCCTAATGTGTCTATTCTAAAAGAACCATCATTAAGGCATCTCATAGCAACTGTTTTACTTTGCGTATTACTTCTATATGTCAAATCAAGCTGTCCACCGCTTACATGACCATCAATAGTTAGTTTTGCATTTACGCCTGAACCATTACCCTCTATTAATACATTAGCATCATTACCAGCACCGCCTGTGTTATATATGTGCAAAAGCTCACTTGGACTCGTAGTCCCAACACCCAATCTCTCAGCACTTGCGTCCCAGAAAAGTTTTGCAGTTGTTCCTGTATCTTCGTAAAAGGAGATGTCTCCAAATCTATCAATCTGCATTCTAGTAACAGTATCAGTACCATTATTGGAGTTAAATTTAATAAGTCCATGTGTACTTGTATTTGAACTTTGTATTGTTGTTGTACCTGCATTATGTTTAAATTCTGCACCCTGATTTGTAGCTGTAGTATCAACTAATGAAAGTGTTGGGTTTCCGTCTGATATTGTGGCATCACCATCAACAGTCAAACCATCAACAGTAGCAGAACCTGTAACATCTATAGCATGTGAAAAATCAAACCTATCGTTTGCAGCATTCCAAAGAATCGTAGCATCTGTACTTGCATCTACAGCATCTTGAATAGTTATACCAGCTCCATCAGCGTTTGAAGATGTATCTCCGGTACCATAGTTTAATGTAATGTTTTTATCTTCTACATCAAGTGTTGCAGTGTTTAAAGTTACTGTAGTGCCTTCAACAGTTAAATTACCTGTAACAACTGCGTTACCTGTAATGTTTGCAGTACCACTTAAATAAAGGTCTTTAAACTTTAAAGCACTTGTACCTAAGTCTACATCGTTATTAGTGGTAGGTACAATAGCTCCATCAGCTATATAGAGTTGTTGTGTTGAAGTTCCGGATACATCTACCCAAAATTCTATATGGTCATTAGTTGTATCTACTAAAATTTTGTTAAGTGGTGTAGCTAATCCTGCATCACCAAGTACACTAATAACTGGTCCTTCACCTACTGTTCCATCATGTTTATGTCCAGTAGCACTATCAAAAGCAGAAACTAATTGATTATATTCGTTATTAAATAATGCTGCAGTTATTAAATCACCATCTGCAAATGTACTTTGTCTAACATAACTTGCCATGTATTATCTCCTGCCTGAAGGTATAAAGTCTATATAAAAACCATTTATAATGTAAGGTGGTTTTTTATCGTTTGTTGAAATTCTAAAAGAGTTACTATGACCACTTCCTTGTAATGCTACTCTAACTAGTGGTTGCTCTCCTGCTCCAAAAATTGAAGAACCAAATGTAGCTGAACCAAACAATGAAGGTGCATCTACAGTTAAGTTGTAGTCTGGTGGTTGTGGTAAATCTATACTATCGTAATCGTATCTAATTCTTAGTGTTGGAGTTATATCTCCTTCTGGAGCTATTGACATTTTAATATAGTGTAAAGTTTTTAAAGTTCCTAAGTCTCCATAATCATAATCTGGAGTTTGGTACTTAGCATCTATATTAGCTCCATCAAAATCATCACCACTGTCATGAACATAAACATAACCGTTTGTATCTCCGTGGTAGTAAGTTTCAATACCTTCGTTATCAAAGTTAGAATTTATTGAAGTTACTTCTAAACCTAATGTCTCTGACCATTCAAAGCCAGTAGGTCTTAATGTTCCTATAATACCTTTTTGTCCAGTATTAGGAACACCTATATTAGTATAAAATAATCTGTATTGTGATTTTTCTCTGATAACTAAACTACTAATAATAAAGTCATCAATGTTTCTAGCTAGGTTAATCATTAAAGGTTGTATAGGTTTTGAAACTGTACCTAACTCAACGTCACCAATCCTAGCTGTACCAGCAACTGTTCTAATACCATCAGGTGCTAAGAATACTAAGTCACCACCAATCTCTTGAATACTGTAGCCGCTTAAACAACCTACGTTTTCTGCAACAGGAACAATTGCTATCGGAGGACTATCGTTTAATCCGCTATTTATATTTACAAGTTTATGAATACTATTTTCACAAAATATAAATAAGTCTTCACGGAAACCTTTAATTCCTACTATTTGGTCTGATATTGCTATAGCATTCGTGCTTGGAAAAGATGAAAAAGTATTTTTAGAACTATAATATAAAGTGTTTAAATTATCTTCAACTCCAGCAGCTATTAAATGGTGGTCATGTACTGTAACATACTTAACAGCTTTACTGTTTCCTGCAACGTCTACTAAACTAGTATGAAAAGTTCTAGTGTTTAAATTACCTGAACCTTCCATTCTAAAACTAAAAACAACATTAGCTCCGTCAGCTATATTAAGTTCACCATAATCAAACGTAGCACCTTCAAAAAGTGCAAAAGAACATTGTCCTTGTGCTGTTCTAGCTGTAACAGCTTTACCTGTAAAGGTTGTGTAGTCATCGCCACTACTATGAGATAACTTATTTATCTGTAACCAAGTAATTCCATCGTTACTGAAAAATATATCTGTTCCTGCACAGACTACTACTCCATCTGCGTAAGGAAAAACTCCTAAGATATCTGTGACTCCACCAGTAGGTTGAGTTGCACTTGAACCTCCAAGCTTACTATAACCGTTAATACGTCTGTAGCCACCTTCTGTAGCTACTTCAAAGTTTTGTAATGTCTTTGCAACTCCGGGAGTTTTAAGTAAGTCAATAGAGTTTACTGATTTTACTAATCCTCCGTTACATGCAACGGTGTAAGGTTGTGAACGTGCCATATAATTTAAAAGTAGGTTCTATCGTCTGTCATATATTTAGGGGCTGGATTCATGAGATTAGATTTCATATGCTTCATCCCCTTTTTAAAGTCTTCTAAAGCAAAGGCTGCTTGTTGTGGACTTTCTTTAAACTGCCATACATAGTATCTTGCTTTAGCAGTTATAATGTTAGCATACTGGTCTGGTAATGCTATTGTGTCACCATGTGCTACAAGCTCTACAGGCTTTGTAAAAGCATAAAAGTGAATATTGTAAACTTTGTCAGGTATTGGACTTAATCCAAACTTCCTGTTGTCAGGAGATTTAATTACAAATTTAGGCTCTCCGTATGCCTGTGTGTTTGCATCGTCTGCATTTTCACTATCTCTATAATATCTTTTCCAGTCTGCATGTGTAATAAATTTTAAACCTTTAGAGACGTGAGGAGCTGTTTCACCATTTACATTTATTGTTGTGGCATAAAAGTCATCCCAATCTACAGAAGCATAGTCTGTAATAATATTAGAACTATCAGCTTTTAATAAGTACCATCTTTGTCCAGCTACACTCGGAACTGTTACGTTACCATAGAAAGGGTCAGTAGCTCCACTAACTCCTGCTGAAAAGAAAGGTAGTTGTGGTTCTTCGTTAGCTATATCAAACAAAGATTTATTAATTGAATCTTTTACAAATTTCTGAATACCTGTAGCGTTTGCAAAAGTAGAAGTAGTAAGAGGAACCTCGTTCAGTTCTCTTAGTACTTCATTTGTAATATCAATATATGTTGTAGCCATTATTTTTTATGAACCTTTTGAATTGGAAAGTTTGCTTCTAAACTAGCACCTTTATGTTTTACAAACTTACCTGTGTGTTTCATTAATTTATAACCACCTTTAGCTTGTTTCATCCAGTGGTATCCTTTAGGTGCTTTAACTTTCACTATTTTTCGCCTTTTATTTTCATAGTGTTATAACCGGCTTTACCTTTACAGGACGATTCCATATCGTATACAGAAGCATATCCACCTTTGTTATAAGCTTGTCTTACTTTCCCACCTTTCATGTAACCTTTTTTCTTTTTATCTTTTCCGTATTTCATTTATTTTCCTCTATATAAAGAGGAGGAGTCCGAAGACTCCCCCATGTTGATTATTAGTCTACTATGTAGAAAGATTTAACCAGAGCTTCTGGTCTAAGTACTTTAGCACCGTAAACATGTAATCCTCTAACAATGTCACCAAATGAATTAGGGTCTCTAATTACTTCTGTTGATGTAATTGTTTGAGCAGTAGAAACTGCTGACATATGTCCAGCAAGACATTGTTTTACTGCACCACCAGTAGTAGTAGCTGGAACATTGTTTGATTTATACATATTAAAACCTCTCAACTTACCTGTTGAAACAAGTCCATTTCTAATTGAACCTTGTCCAGCATTAAAGTCTACTGATAATAATTTAGAACCTGACTGTGATAACTCTTCATAGAAATCAGGACTAGCTACAAACCATCTACCTTCTTCAGGTACATTTTGGTCATCTAGTAATCTAGCCATTCTAGCCATAAGGTCTAAAGCATCAACACCGCCACCATCTGAACCTAAAAGGTCGATAGGGTCTGTTGAAGCTAAACTACCAGAAGCAGCATTAGCTGTATCTCCACCAATTGTCATATCTGGTCCACTTGCTGAAACACCTGATGCTATTCTAGTTAAAACACCTGCATCAAATGCATCTCTTAAAGCATAAGCAGCAGATGAACTAGCTACTTCTTTAAAGTTTACATGTGACATTTGACTTTCAATATCATCTACGATGAATTTAAAAGCGTTAGCTGTGTCTACAACAAGAGTAGTTTCTGCATCTGCTAAAGTTGTTTTATTAACATCTGCTCCTCTTTCATATTGATGAACATCAATTGTTGGTTCTTTTATAATTTTAACAGTATCTCCATATCCTGAGATTTCACCTGTGTAGTCTGTATTTGTAACTGCTTCGACAACAGAGGCTTTCCTAAAAAAGTTTAAGACCTTCTTAGAATAAACTTCAGGTAGAAAATTGTTATTAGTAAAGTTAGAACCAGAAGATTGTGCAAAATTCTGGTCTATTACATTATTTGGCATTTTATTTTCTCCTAATAAAATATATTATTTATTTTTGAACTCTGCCTTCAAACATAGCTTGACTGATTTCACTTTCGTATTTATCAAACTCGTCCATGCTCATGGCAGAAATCTCCTTAGTAGTCCAAACTTTATCTTGCTTTGGCTCAACACTTGTAGTTTTAGTTGAGACCATATCAGCAGCAGATTGTTTGGATTTTTTAGAACTTGACTTCTTCGGTGCAACATCCAATCCAATATCTTTTTTAAATAAATCTAAAGCTCTTGAAGCTAGGTCAGCATCATCAGTATTTTTATAAACCCAATTTTGAATTGAGTTTGGCTGAGACTTTGCCCAATCATGAAAATCATCACTGTTTTTAATATCTTCAAAATCAGGATGTTTTTCCATCAATCGCTTTTCAGCATCTTTTCTAATAAGCTCTTTTTCACGTTGTTGTAAAGCTTCTAATCTTTCTTCTAAAACTTTAGATTTCTCTGAAGCTTGAAGATGAGATACAGTTTCTACAACTTCGTAAACATCAGGATAATTATTTTTAAACTCTTCTAGTTCTTCTGGAGATTTAGGAGCTTTATACTCAGTTCTATTTTTAGTAGCTTCGTCTATTAACTCTTGTTCTCTAGATTTAAACTCATTAAGTTTAGAATCATAATGTTTTTTCAAGTCATCGTATCGTTTTTTGTAGTCTGGTTTTTTGTAAGGTTGGTCTTTAGGACTTTCCTCAACTGCTTCCTTTTCTACAGTTTGCTCTACGTTTGTATCTGTAGGTTCTTTAGGTTGTTCTTTAAAAAACATTCCTTGAGAACTTTCAAATTGCTTATCTTCTATATCTTTATGCCATGATTTATTTTGGTTATAAGGATTGGCATTTTCCTCTTGTACTTTAGTAGTCATATTCTTTTCTCCTACTCAGGGCTTCGTTTAAAAGGTAGCTGCGTATGTCGACTGTGCAGGGCTTTTATTTTTTAAAGGTAGCCTTTCGGTTATTAAAATGATAGGGTGCTTATGACATAAGGTAGCCCTACCTCCTATTTTAGCTTCTTACGTGTGGGACTCTAGGGTCTAACATATTTCGTGTTACTTCTTCCTGTATCAGATTATCTTCTGCCAACCCTAAAGCAGGAGAAGAACTATCTGAAGGTTTCATAATACGAGTTTCTGTTTGAACAATCTTTTCAGGTTGGTCATCCATTACAAGTCCACCGTATTGAGCTTGTTGTCTTTCATCCGCACTAGCTTCAGCATCTTTCATCATTGACATTAATTTGTCAGCTCCGATTTCTTCTACAGCTTTTGCAGTAAAGACAAATTCTCCGTCAGATAACCTAGCAGGTATACTGTCAGAGACTCCCGAACCCGGACCTTCAACAGGACCAGACCCAGCAAATTCTTGAGCAACGTCTACAACTTTATCAAATAGCATAGCTAGTTGCTCATCTTGTTCTAGTTTAGATGTAAGCATATCTTCTTCTTCTTCACTTAATGCTTCACCTAATATAAATTCCATGTAATTATCTTCCATAACTTCATCAGATTCCATAGGTTTTTCCATAACCATTACCATCTGTTCATCTATGGAGCCACCTTCTTCGTAACCCATTCTAGCTACTACTTCAGGTGCTTCTTTTTTCAGAGCTTCTAATCCTTTGTTAGGAAGTTTTACTTCAGCTCCATCTTTATATTTAATTCTTACTTTGTTATCATCTTCTAATAACATTTACTTCTCCTTTGCTTTTCCAATGTTTAAAGCAAACCAATCAATAATTTTGTAAGCTTTACCGACTAACTTATCGTCAGCAGGAGTTGGTGTTAATGAAGCAATTAATGAACAGATTGAAACTATCCAAGGAATTACTCCTACTAATTTTAATATTGTATCTAATAAACTTAACATATTATTTCTCCTCTTTTCTGTTAATTGCCTCTCTAACCTGTAGGTCCAACTGCTCTAGGCGTACCAGAGAATTCACTTTCCCCTGCAGCCGGAACATTTCCGATTCCGATGTTGCCACCACCAGTGCCTGTAGCTCCAAGTTCTTGAGGTTGTTCAGGTGTTCCTTGAAGGTTTCCCATAGCTCCCTGTTCGTTACTAATGGCTTGAGTCTCATCGCCAGTTGTTTGTCCAGCATTTTGCATTCCTATTATTTGTGCCATGATAGCAGCTTCTTCAGGGTCATTGAGTATTTCATCAGGGTCTAAATCTAAGCTGTAGGCAAGTTCACTTACGAGTTTAGAAATTTTAACAAATGGAGCAATAGCAGGACTTTGTGCAGTTTGTAAGAACATAGTCAGTCTTTGACTACGTACTTCTTTTTGCATCAAGCTATTTGTTCCAGTAGCTTTAACTTCTAAATCACCTTTAACATCCAACTCACCTTCTAAAAATTGCATGTTCCACTGGAAATAAGATTCTCCAAGTGGTTTTAATAAAAAGTCATCAAGATTTTTAATGACTGTTTTAATATTTAAACTTGATGCTCCAAGTAACATAGACATGCCTGAAGCAGTCCTTGTCATACTTTGAACACCTGTTTGTCCGTGTGAATAACTAGGTATACCTGTTTGTTCGTCTGCAAGTTGTCTAAACTTATCAAACATCATCATGTTTTCTGGTGCTGTATTAGGAAACTTCAAACCATGTATAGCTTGTCCCGGCATTCCAGCTTGTCTTCTAAATATCTTACCCGGATATATTTCCATCGATTGTCCACCGACTAAAGCAGACTCATCTACATCAAAAACTAATGACCCAGCCATTGCTAGGTTATCTACAGCCATTCTTGCATGACCATTCATAATCTGTTGTGAATCATCCATATTCTCTGCTACACCTATACCAAAGAAATTATATGGGTTTCTTTCATATGGAAAAGCGTTATACGGTATTCTGTATGGAGTAAATGGATTTATTACAGCTCTTAAAAGCTGGTCGCCACATATCCATACATTTACTTGTACTTCATCTAAATCATCTATAGAATCATCAAGCTCAATACCTACTTCTCTAGCGTATTCAGCATCCATGATTCCCCAATACTCAAGCACTTCAAAGTTGCTATGGTATTCTTCTTCAACTCTTGCATCGTCTTTAAGAGCAGATTCAAAATCTTTTTCTACGTAGTTAGGTCCTAACTTAATGCAGTTCCTAATAGCATCTTCATCAAAGTAAGGCATGTTACGTAGCTGCCTTAGTTGACTTCTATTCATTTTATGTCTATGGATTACATACTCACATTCATCCATATTAGTTGCTGATGGGTCAGGATAAAAATCCCAGCAACTTACAAATTCTATTCTAGGTACTCTAACTTCTAACGGATTATAAGTTCTGTTACCTTCTTCATCTGTGTCCCATTTATGAAGTTTTTTATTAAAATTAAATGGTCCTTTTACAATCCCTGTACCGAGTAAAGCAGATTCTAAAAGAGCATTTCTTAATTCTGAGTTTCCGTTTGATTCTTCAATTTGGTCATGGATAAGTTTTTCCATTCGTCTTGCAGCTCTTTGTGCAGGAGATATTTCTATTGACTGCGGGTTAGGACTTACACCATCTTTAAGAATACCAGCATCTTCTGCTTGGTCTTCAATACTATCTTCAAATATACCGTTGTAATAAGTAGCTCCGGGTTTTAAAGTTCTACCGTCACCTTCATAACCAACATCATATGGGTTATCTATTCTATTACCTATGTCATCAGGTATGTTTCCTTCTGAAGTTTCTAATCCCGGAATAGGATTAGCGGTATCAAGATGTGCAAAGTTTGTTTCACCTTCTGCTATTTTTGTTTCAGCTATACCGATAGGAAATTTACCTGTACCAAAAATAACATCAACAAGTTGTCCAAATGCTGCTAGTACTTTAGTTTTAGTAACCTTTACAAAGATTCTAGATTTTTCAGATTCTCTAAACTTAACTGAGTTACTATATAAACCTCTGTAGTTTTCATAGGCTTTTAACCATCTTCTTTCATCAGAATCTCTACTTTCTTCAGCTTGAGTATATCTACTCTTAATTATTCCTATAAGACTCTGTTGTTGGCTTTCTAAAAGATTTAATGTTTTTCCAGCTTCACCTTCTACTTCTTCGTAAATATTATCAGCTCTTAAGAATGTATTTTCGTTTTCTGCCATAACTCTTTAATATCCAAATGTAGAATCTACTGGTCTATAAATTTCACGTTTCAAACCTCTTATACGTTCTAATGGGCTTTCCATTCTTGGTCTACTCATTATCATATAACGTAATGCATCATATGCGTGGTCTGAAGCTTTTGTATCTACGTCTTCAGGGTTAGTTTTAGATAACGGTATAGATTGCAATTCTCTTATTAAGTTCGGACATGTATTAAATATCTGTAACTTAGGTCTACCGTTTTCTCTAACCTTTAAATACTCGTGTATTTGTATTTTACCTTGTATTCTATTTTTATCAGCTCGTCTTAATTTATGACCAGCTCTAATTAAACTTTCTCCTACAGTTGGACCAGTTGTTCCTGTTCTTGCCCAAGCTGCAGTATCCAAGACCCCGTTCACTGAAAAAGGGTCTTCCATCTCCATATCAGTTATTATAGCACCTAATTCTTCACCTGTCAAGCCTTTTTGGTATAATTCTCTATAAATTATCAAAGTATTATCGTTTATGTCCATAATACCCCATAAACAACAGCTTTCTGCAGCATATCCGTAGTCAACTGCTTTTACTCTTTCCCAATGTATAGGTAGTTCAAATGGTGTAATGATATGATGTTCAGGACTAAATTCTACAAATGCAGCTCCTTCAGCTACATCCCAATTACCTTCAAGCAGTTGTCTTCTTTGTATTGGTGGTAATGATTTAAGCATTTGCTCATATACACCATCTTCTGCAAGGTATGGGTTATCAGCTAACTTAGCCGGTATAAACTTACGAGTTAATCCATCTGCACCAAGGAATGATTTGTTAGATTCACTAGGCTCTATGTATCTTTTCTTTACCCAATGCGAACCAACACCACCGGGGTTAGCAGTACAACGTAAGTATGTTTGTATTTCTGGGTCAGTAGTTCTAAGACGTGAAGCAAGATAGTTCCAACTAAACTCTGTAGGTAGATGAGTTATCTCATCAAAACCTATCCAACTGTATGCTTGTCCTTGATATCTATATACGTCTGCATCCCTTTCAAGGAATCCAAACTCAACCTTTGCACCGCTTGGAAAGTTCCAAAGCTTTTCTACTTCTCTGAACTTAGCACCGGGAAAGGCTTGGGGATAAAGTTCACGAGACTTATCAATCATCTCTCTAAGCTCTGGCATAGAACGTCTTAGTATTAATGCTCTGTGAGCAGGTCTGTGTGCGTACCTTAACGGGTCAACAATCATGGCATAAGACTTACCACCACCAGCAGCTCCACCATATAATACATCTTTCTCACCAGCAGCAAGGAAGTCTGTCTGAGGTCCTTCGTTAGCATGGAAGAATACATGATGATTATCAAGTACTTCTTTTACAGCCTTGGGAAGTGTGTCTAAATCACTTTCTGTAACAACACCTTCTTTAGTGTTATCCAGCTTTTCAAGTGTTTCTTTTTGTTTCTTGAATGATTTTCTAGCGTTGTTTAGCTTTTCTTCAAGTTTTCTGATGTTCTTTTGTTTACGAGTAATAGTCCTACGTGCTGCAGTTTCTGCATCTTTAGGAGGTCTACCACCTTTCTTACGAGGCGTACCGTCTTTGTTCTTAACAAAATTGCCTTCGCTATCTTGCAAGTAAAGATGTGGGTTCAGTTCCCAATCTTTCGCTTCGTAATCCATATTTTTTATCTATATGCTTTTTAAGTCCCGGAGCAGACATACGTCTGTCCGTCTTATATTCTAACCAATCACATGCAGCTTGTAACGATACTTCTTCGTTGACTACCATGTTCTCTGCAAACTGCAAAGCTTCTAACTCTGTTTCAATTGGTTTAAGAAAAGAACTAGACTCTTCAGATAACTCATAACCAAACGGTATCGTAGAGGTAGCTCTTTTTATGTATCCTTCTTTCATTTTACTTTTAATAAATTATAGGCTATAACTTCTGGAGATATTTTTTCTCCGTCTATATCCATCATTTGATGTTCTAATCTAGCAGCAACATTAGCTGGATGATTTTCTATTGGACCATCAAACTCTTTATCATATCCTTTAATTAATCCTTTTTCAATATCTTTTTTAAAAACTTCTCTAGCTTCATCTTCAGAATAAAAACCGCCTTGTCTATTATAAGAAGGAACATTATAAATTTTATTATTATATTCTATACCTATAACATTAGCTGTTACTGGTTGTCCTTTTTCATTTATCATAACCTTACCTTGCTCTATAGTATCTTTATGATATTGTTGATTATATGTTAAAACTGGACCACCTTTATTTTTTATTTTTCTATAAGCTCTTGTTTTTCTTGCAACTTTCTTTGGTTGCTTTGAATGTTGTTTACCTTTTTTAGTATCTTCTCTTTTCTTTTTAGTTGTTCTAGCATACTCTGAAGCTGATAATGCTTTAATAGCCTTGTCGGGGAGGTACCTTTCTCCTGTTTCTGATGATTTTTTTCCACTCTTAGTACGCCACTTTTGTTTTGTCCATTCTCTAAGACTTCTTTGACTTTCTTTTAATGCCATTATTTATAACCACCACCTTTAGCTTTGTACTCTTTGGCAAGAAGCTGGGCTTTTCGAGCAGACCATTGACCGGCTTTACCACCTTTGGTACCGGCTTTAATCTTCTCAAAAAGCCTCTTACGCATAGTCGGTTTCGTATAGTTACCGGCTTTATTCACAGTTGATTTACTCTTCGTCTTCTTTTTTACTGGCATCTTTGCCTCCTTTATTAAAAATAGCGTCCCAGTTATCTCTGTATTGTTTTGAATGTACGTTTACTCTAGGTGCAGCTCCTTTGCCTCCGTGCCATGAAGGACCGTAAAGTCTGCCTTTGTTTTTTTTATTTGTCATTAAGACAGGTTTTTCATCGGTTCCTAACTGTGGCATGTTACTTGCTCTTTATAAATTTTCTAACTACGTTCTGTATTCTTGTACGCTTCATAAACTTATGAAACTTTTTAAAATATTTCTTTACCATTTTACTTTATGACTCCAATATCTAGCACTTAATTTATCTGGCTTAGAATCTTGTGCATTATGTCTAGCATAATAAGATTTTTTCCTAGCTTTATCTTTTGCAGTTTTAGGGTTTTTACCTGCACCTGTTACTCCTTGTTGTCCAAATCTAATTGTTTTTATCTTGTCACCAACTTTAGCAACAACAACATGAGATTTAGTTTTATGACCCGGAGTTCGTTTTGGTTTGTTATAGCCTGATACTCCTGCTCGTTTTAATCTACTGTCTTTAGATGTTTTTTTCTTGGTCAATGTACCACCTTCTTTAGTTCTTGTTCGTTATGCTGTAGTTCTTGAATCTCTCCTAGAACTAACAACCCATATTGTATAGCTATTCTACTGGCTTGAGCTATAGTGTCTGCCTTAATGTAAGGACCTATTGCAACTCCTTCATTCGCATCAATATACTCAGTTATCCAAAGTTTCATAACTAGCATCCTCTGCTTCGATGTCTATTGTATGTTTTTCTGGTAATATAAAGATACCACCGCTAACGTTATGATTAACATCTAACTTATCAGTCTTAACAACACCAGCCCTATCTAGTATCGTCTGTGCAGCTTGTAGCTTGTTGTTAGCTTGAGGGACAGGCTTATCAGATTTCATAACCTCGATAAGCTTGAATGCTGCAGTAGGGGCTTCCCTTGCAAGTACGTCACTGGCTAAATCTACTACTTCGTTTTTTAGTGATTTTAATATTTGATAGTGATTACCTGAATACCCTGCAAGTTC